TCTTGGCTACTTTGCCATTTCTCCAGACCAAACTGAAATGTATCTATATGATGGGATGTATCAGGAAAACTTTACCGAGCAGGAAATTGCTAACGCCTGTATTGTGAAAGATTCAGGGAAAGTGATAACTAACCCCGTAGCTGATAGTGCTCAACCCATGCAAATTGAGGAACTCTCCAAACTTGGAGTTAATTTTAATCCAGTAGAAAAAGGACCAGATAGTGTTAAATATGGGATTGTGAAAGTAGCTGAACTACTTAAAATTAGACAAGACACAGGCAAGCCAACACTGATGTTTAACAAGAACCTTCCCTGGATTGCCGATGAGTTTGAGAAGTATCGCTGGATGGAGAGAAAAACTGATGGAGTAATTAAAGAAGTCCCTTATAAAAAAGATGATGATGCTTGTTTTGTTGCAGGAACCAAAATACTTACATCTTTAGGAGAAAAGAGTATTGAGGATATTACTGATAAAGATATGATTATTACTCCATTTGGCTTATCAAAAACCACTGGTTCATACAAAACTGGTAAAAAGAAAGTCATTGATTATGGGGTGTTTAAATCAACACGGGATCATAAAATATTGACTAATAGAGGTATTGTGAGAGTAGATGCTTTGGGGTATAATCACAGTATATGTCAGAAACAATTTACTTTCAGGGAATCCCTTATAGACGCTATCCTAAATCTAAAAACAGAACACATAGACTTTATTTTCAAAGGTCTGCTTACAAGAAGTTTTCAGGCAAAACGGGATTTTTACATAGAGAAGTGTGGCAACATCACAATGGTAAAATACCAAAAGGATTGGAAGTACATCATATTGATGGCGATACTACCAATAATGAGATTAGCAATCTTGAGCTTATCACTCATTCTCAGCACGCTAAAAAACATAATTGGGGTCATTGGGATGGTTTTAGTAGACATCAAAAAAAGATTGCTGAAAAAGCAAAACAATGGAGAAAAGACAATCCAAAAGAAACAAAGAAAATTCACTCAGCCCTTGCTAAAAAAGGATGGAAAAACAGGAGGGGGAAGGAAACTATTAAAGTTTGTACCATTTGTAAAAAAGAATACAAAACATACTTTCCTAAAAGAAGCAAATACTGTCATCAAAATTGCAAGGCTACAGCCCTCAGAAGAAAAAGAGGTATACAACCTCGCAACTAATCATGGTATGTATTTTGCCAATGGGGTTTTGGTTTCAAACTGCGATATGATTCGCTATTTTGCGATGAGTTATAGAAAGAGAGCAGAAAAGAGAAGAAAATCACGACACCGTCAATTACTCTACTCGACGATGGGTAGGATCTTTTCTTGACAACTTTCAATAAGTATGATAAAGATTATTATAAGACGGACAAAATTACAATAAGCTATTGCTATGCCTAAAAAACCCAAGTCCGTTACAAATAAAGAATTAGCTAACACCATTGTTTCCCGATACACAACTGCAAGAAATTGGCGAGAACCACTCAAGCAAAAGTGGGATGATTTCTATGACCTCTATCGAGGGGTGCTAGATTCATCCACTAAGTCAATGTGGCAAGCCAATATTTTTGTCCCTTACGCTTTCTCAACCATTGAAACCATAGTTCCCCGCCTTGTTGCTGGCAGACCACAAATTGATGTGATGCCCAGAGAAGAGGGCGATACTGATTATGCTCGAGTGCAAAACTACCTAGTTGACTATCAGTGGGATCAGTGTGATATGGATAAGATGCTTCCCGACATTGTTAGACAAATGCTTATTTATGGAACCAGTGTAGTTAAGGTTTACTGGGATAAAAAGATTGAAACTGTCCAAGAAGAGATTGAGATTGACCCAGACTTTCCTGAACTTGGCAGCCAAAAGGTTGAGGTAGAAAAGACTACTAAAAATCAGCCAGTAGTAGAAATGGTAGACTTATATGATTTCTTCTGGGATCCTAAGGGATATAGTAGAGATACTTGTGGCTGGATGGCTCACAGGACACATAGATCCTATGACTATTTGCTAAAAATGCAAAAGCAAGGACTTTATAAAAATGTCAATTTACTGGAAAAAGATAAAACTCGACCCTTTAAGGGAGAGACTGATAAAGTATCTCGTACCACCGCCCTTGGTACTACTGATCCTCAAAATGTTTCAGGGGATAGTGATAAGGAAGCTAACATTGAGTTAATTGAATACTGGGAAGATGACAGGGTGGTTACGGTTGCTAATCGCAGGGTAATTATTAGAGATGAGAAAAATCCCTTTGCTCACGGCAAGAAACCCTTTGTGATCTTTGTTGACCAGAGTGTGCCTAAAGAATTCTGTGGTATTGGTGAGTTAGAGCCGATTGAAACTTTGCAAAAAGAATTAAACGATATGCGAAATCAGCGAATGGATAATGCTTCACTGATTTTAAATAGAATGTGGTTAGTACAAAATGGTGCCAATGTAGATGAAGATGAACTGGTATCTGATGTGGGTGGGGTAATTCACACCGACAAGATTGAGGGAGTACAAGCCCTTTACCCACCTGAAATTCCTAATTCATCTTACAGGGAAGAAACCCTAATTAAAGCAGATATTCAACAAACCACGGGAATTACCGACTACACTAAGGGTGTAGCCTCTGATGCCCTAGCTAATGAAACAGCGACTGGTATTTCAATGATGCAGGAAGCTGGTAATGCTCGCATTAAGTTAAAGATGATGAACATTGAAATGGGTATTCGAGAAATTGGTGAGCTGTTTATCTCCCTTAACAAACAATTTATTGACGAAGAAACTGTTATTAGAATTCTCGGTGAGGGTAGTCCACAGTGGTTGCTGGTTAAACCAAGTGAGATTAAAGACAACTTTGATCTAATGGTAGAATCAGCACCACGACTACTGGAAAATGATGCGATTGCTAAACGACAAGCTCTGGAGTTATTTCAGATGTTTGCCAACGATCCTTTAATTGACCAACTTGAGCTTAGACGATATATCTTAGAAGCGTTCAATGCCAAAAACATTGACAAATTATTAGGGCAACAGCAAATGCCGATGGGAGCTGAGGGAGATCTAGGACAGATTCCCCTAACCACCCCACCTGGCGGAGTTCCTGGAATTGGTCAAGGCAAAGACCTTAATCAATCTGGGATTATGCAAGAGGCTCAAAAGAAATGAAAAACACGCTAATAGATAAAATCGTGGCTGAGGGATCACTAGCCGAAGAGCTAGTTAAGACCGAAGGCTACCAGTACATCGCTAAGACGATGGCTGAAAAAAGAGAGTTATTGCTCAAAGAAGCACTAAACTCGAAGTCCCTTGAAGAACTTGGCTATGCCAGGGGATTCTATGAAGGACTTGGATTTTTTGAGAACTCTGTCAGGACTATGATCCGTCAGAGAGAAAACTTAAAAAAGCATAATTAACAATTAGCTAGAGTATTGCTTGCAGGGGGGATAGCCAAAGTTCCGTCTTAATTACTTAATCTCCCTTGCCAGCAGTTCTCTAGCCAAAGAAAGGAAGTAATGCCAAACCCAACAACCGATGGCAACGCCTCAGTCGAAGTTACTCCAGAAGTGGAAATAGCTCAGATTGAACAAGCACAAGCGTCAGAGGCTGGCAAAGCAGAACAACCAGACAAGACTCAGGAGCAATCTGCCTTTGAGAAACTAGCTGCGGACAAAGGCTTTAGCTCAGTTGACGACCTTGTGGATTCTTACAAGAATCTTGAAAGTAAATTAGCCCCTCAATCGAGGGAACTAAAAGAACTCAAGAGTATGGTGCAAAAGATTCAAGAATCAACAGCACCAAAAGAAGAAGATCCATTTAGTGATCTACCACAAGAACAAAAAGACGCTATTTCTCTACTTGAGAAAATAGTTGCTAGACAACTGGACCAAAGGCTATCCCCACTAGTACAACAGGCGGAAGTAGAACAGGCAAAGTCTAAGATACAGGCGGTTAAACAAACCTACCCTGATATTGGCGATGCCGAAATCGAATCTGCTCTTGATGTGATGGAAAAGTACCCAAGGATGGAATTATCCGAAGCGGTTAAACTCGTTTCGTTTGATAAGACCTACCAAAAGGCTACCAATCTATCAAAGAAAGCTGCAAGTACCCAGCAGAACCGTAAGGCTTTTGCTGAGAGTGCTTCTGAAGCCCGACAAGGCGATGATCTAGATTACTCTAAAATGACCCTAGAGGAATTAGAGAAGATCATCCCCAAAGGCTAAAGAAAACTATTATTAAGTAAAGACATAAAGGATCAAGAAAATGGGAGTAACTACATCTGCAACCCTCACGTCTGTGATGCAAACTTATTACGATAAGAAATTGCTCATGCGTGCGGAGAAAGAGTTAGTCTACAAACAGCTTGGTCGTGTTGGAACAATGCCACGCGGGGAAGGTAAAGTAATTTACTGGACCAGGTATACAAACATGCCTGTCGCTACTGACGGTTTAACCGAAGGTACCGACCCAACTGCACGTGGTATTAGTGCTGTTACTGTGTCTGCCACCATCGCTGAATATGGCGATCTCACTCAAGTCACTGATTTCTTGAGTTTGACCTCTTTTGATAATGTTATCAATAGTGCGGTCGAACTTCTAGGTTATCAAGCTGGCTTGACTGTTGATACCCTTGTTCGTGATGTGGTAGCCGCCACCACAAACGTAATTTACGCTTCTGGTGTAGCTGACAGAACTGCTATTAGTGCCACAGATACTTTGACCGTCGCTGACGTTCGAAAAGCTGTGAGAACACTAAGAGGTGCCAACGCCAAGCCTATGGCTAACGGTATGTTCGCTGCCGTGATTCATCCTGATGTCGAATACGATCTCCAGGGAGATAGTAACTGGGTTAATGCTGCTCAATACGTTGAGAAGGGCATTAATCGCATTTACCAAGGTGAAACTGGTGAATTATACGGGGTTAAATTCCTGCGTAGTTCCAATGCTCCAGTTTTAACCAACTCTGGTAGTGCTAACACCGAAGTCTACAAATCAATCTTTCTCGGTGAAGAGGCATTTGGAGTGAGTGATCTGCTGATGTAAAGACTATTGTCCAGTCACCAAGCAAGAACTCTGCTCTAGAGCTGTATTCTGATATTGGGTGGAAAGTGAAATTCATTTCATGTATTTTGAATAATGATTTCATGGTTTCTATCGAATCTGCGGCTTCAGCATGATAGGTGCTGAGTATTTACACAATGGCGTGTAAATAGTACAACCCTCTGGAAACAGGGGGTTGTTTTTTTTACCCAGAAGTGATATTATAGGACAGTTAAAAAGAAGGATTGGCTATGATTATCCCCAATGATAGAAGAGTTATTATTAAACAACTTAAAAAAGAAGAAAGCTATAGTGGGCTAGTTGTTGAAGGGGGTGCCCTCATGGATCACAACCTTTCTTTTGGAGAAGTTTACTCAGAGACAAGTGAGAAATTTCCTAAAGGCACTAAAGTCTATTACTCAGAATATTCCACCGCTAGGATTACGATTGGTAAGCAGGATTATAAAATTATTCCTGAAGTAGACATTATGGCTTTTGAAAAATGACACTAAATCACTTTGAAGAATTGGTTAAAGAGTACCAGCCCAACTTTAGACTAAGATATAAAGCATTTAGTGATATTGTTGGTTTATTTCTTGGAGATCACTACATTGGTTATCGCCTCAACAGAGGTGAGCTTCACTTTGATAGCTTTTATGTTGAAGAAGATGATAGTTTAACTAAACTGCTCAGGCGTGGTAGGCGTGGCATTTTAGATCTACTAGTCAGGCGACATTTATTAACCAGGCAACAGGCTTCAAGGATAAACTATGGCATTCCCAAGAGTTAGTATTATTACTTCAACTTACAATCGGGCAAATTATTTCCTTCCTCGCTGTATTGAGTCGGTCAGATCACAAAAAAACGTTCACTATGAACATATTATTGTTGATGACTGTTCAACTGATGATACTAAAGAGGTGGTCAAAGAATATGCTAAAACCGACTCTAGAATTAAATATTTTAGAACAGATAAGAACTTTGGTTCTGATCCTGGACCCAAGAACCTTGGAATTAAAAAAGCGATTGCTAGACACATCCTTCACTTAGACGATGATGTCATACTACGGAAGGGAGCTCTTCATTCTCTTTATAAATTGGCTAGAGAAGATTATGATGTGGTTTATGGTGATATGTGGATTGATACCCTTGGTAAGCCAGGAATAGCCCACGACTTTGATTTACAATTTTTATCACTAAGAAACTATATTGATACCAGTGCGGCTTTAATTAAAAAATCAGCTCTAGAGTATATTGGGGGTTGGGATGAAACCCTCCCGAAGTTTGTTGATTGGAATTTATATGTTCGACTAGCCAAGGCTGGTTTTAGCTTTAAGCGACTCAAAAAATATACCTTTGATTACACCATTCATCAAAATGCTAAATCCCAAAGGGTAAAGAGTGAGATGTACTTTCACCCCGTTCTTGGACAACTATTTAAACCGACCTTTGATCCAGTATCTTGTAAAATTAGACTGGGGGAACAAAAACCTCCTAGTGTAGCTATTTTTACCATTCACTACGACAGAGAAGATTACTCAAAAGAAACCTATAAACAAATGAAGGAAACTGCTGGCTATGACTTTGATTGGTTTACTGTTAATAATGGTGGGGAAATGGGTAAGTGGGTTAAGTCTGCTTCCAAGTTTTATATTAACTATCATCAAAACAAAGGTATATCAACTGCTAGTAACGACATTCTAGACGTAATTTTAAATCATAATAATTATGATATTGTAATTAAAATTGACAACGATGTAGAGTTTATTACTTACAACTGGCTAAAAGATCTAGTTGATCTCTGGGAGAGAAACCATCTGATCTACGCCTCACCTTACGTTGAAGGACTGCTAGACAATCCTGGTGGAGCTCACCGCATTGGTCGGGCTTTTATTGGTGATACCTTTGTGGAGATTACTAGACACATTGGGGGGATCTTTGCCCTAGCTAGTGCTAAAGGTTATAAGGACTTAGTGTTTAGAGATAATCACTTACACGGAATGCAGGATTTAGAAGCTAGTAATCATTTTATTAAAAAGGGATATATGACCTGTTACATTCCAAAACACATAATTAAGCACAAAGACACTACTGTTGGACAACAAAATAAGTATAAAGACTACTTTGAGAGGAGAAAAACAGAGAAAATAACAAAAATTTGAGTTTTCTCCCTCAAGATGACCTTACTAGAAGCTTAAAATCGGCTTTTTATGAAAAACACGATACTTTACGCAAGTGCAACCTATGGTGAACCAGAGAAAAAGCTGGTTTTGGATGTTTTTAACAAGGGTTGGCTGTCAAATGGATATTATACGGATTTATTTGAAAAGAAATTAGCTGATTGGTGGGGAGTTAAATATGCTGTTGCGGTGAATAGTGGTTCGTCTGCAAACTTTATTGCTACTCAGGCTCTATCTCTTAGACAAGGCAGCGAGGTACTTACGATGGCTATGGGGTTTCCTACCACTATCTCACCCATTATTTATCATAATCTCAAGCCCGTGTACCTCGACTGCCACATTCCAAGCTATACTATTAAGCTAGATGACTCGCTAGTTACCAAAGACACTAAGGCTTTAATTTTTGCTCATACTCTTGGAAATGTCGCTAATATGGATAAGGTAATGGCTTTTGTTAAAAAACACAACCTTAAACTAATAGAGGATGTATGCGATGCTGTTGGGTCAGCGTGGAAGGGTCAAAATGTCGGGACTTTTGGAGAAATGGCTACTGTGTCATTTTATCCAGCCCACCACATGACTACTTTTGGTGAGGGGGGTGCAATACTAACCAATAGTTTGAGTTTATATCATAAGTGTAAAAGTATTAGAGATTGGGGAAAAGATTGTACTTGCAAATACAACGAGGGTGGTTGTGCTACCCGCTTTAGTAATCCCCCATTTGACCACAGGTATTTTTACACCAGTATCGGGCTAAACTTTAAGATGATTGAAGCCAGTGCGGCTTTTGGTGTAGCCCAGCTTGATAGGCTTGATGGCTTTATTCAAAAGAGAAAAGAGAATTATCA